CTCGTGTCAGGAGTCCAGTCTTTCGACTAAACGGCCATCCAGCCGCGGAAGACTTTCGCCTCCCTCGGCAAAGTGAAACTAGACGGGTCATCGCCTGCACCGGAAATTAAATTCCGATTAAGGCGAGACCAACTATCGAATTCCTGAGCCTCGTGCTTAGGACTCATTACGTAGTAAACGTAAAATTCGATTCGCTGGTAACGCTTGCGCTCGCGCCTTTTAAGAAACTGAGAGTTAAGTTCCTCAGCTCTGGAAGGATCGGCAACGATTCGACAGGGAAAAGGAGATCTCTCCGTACCATATGGTGTTGGTCCGAAAATACCTTCTACCATGGCCCAAATCGTTGATGCTGCTTCAGGATATCCCTTTGCTTCAAGAGCATTGGCATACGCCACCCAGGCAACATAGGCAACACCGTCTTTAGACGACGCAGGCGGCAATTTTGAGAAGCGCACTGGTGTAACGTTTTCACCCCTGAAAGCGTCAACACCACATGACTCTCGAAAATTACCATTCACGAAACTCTTAAGCCGATTGACCTTTAGGCCGCACGACTCGAGAGCCTCGCACACCTCATCAAATACGTACCAAGGAACGATTAGATCATCCCCATATACGTAGACAAGGCGCGTACAGGCTTTTAAGTCACTACCCATAACCCTGGCGATTGCAGCAACACATATCGACCAAAAGACAAGTGCCTCAACTGGAAAGCAGGTTGCTGCTCCCATGCCGGCGAACTTTCTGATGTGGACAACCTCCCCATTGGGAAGTCGCGTGTACTGCGTTCGGCACGCTAGCAGACATTCGAGTAGTCCGGGTTTTAACCGAAAAATCTGTTCTACTAGATCAACCGAAACAAGATCTGAGGCATCCTTCATATCAAGAGTAGCCCATACCTTGGAGTTGGAAGACTTCAAGGCTAGCTCCTGATTGACCGTTTGGTCGTCGAAGTTCACGAACCCCGAAGTAAGGGGGTGGTTGTGAAGCCACGTCGTGATCGCAACCCTCATACCTTGCTGAATGAATTGAACCTCGAGAGGTTCTTCAGCAATAATACGAGGTCCTCTAGAATCCTTAGGTACAAGAGCTATCTTCGACACCGGTTCGACCAAGGACGGATCCTCAGCCGAAGTACGGACCATCAAACGATAGTCTGAAACTAAGTCGCCAAGAAGAGAAGTATTATGATAGAAATATCGATAATACGGGAACTTCTGGTGGAGGCGTGAGTAAATGTACCTGGGTAGGTGCCATTTATCCAAACCGAGCTCACCAGTAGAGACTTTACCAGGACCATGTCTAGGCAGGATGTCCTTGGGATTAAATCCAAGTTCATCCCTCCCCGAAGGGTGATCAAACACGTACTTAACGAGTAAAGCAGCACCAGAAACCAAGGACTTGTCCTCGGGGGATGACCAAAGCTTTTCGTTAGTCAAGAATCGACAGACCCACGCTTCATTTTCCATGTAGCGAGCAATAGCCTCTTTCTCTTGAGGTTTGCTGATAGGGAATTCGAGCTTGTAAAACGCTGAACACACCTGACGAATATGCCGTAATGACGGTATATCGACTACGTCTAGTAATGACCCATCCTTGGAAAAGATCCGAGCGAAATGAGCATATAGGAACTCTGGGAGCTCCGTATTTCTCACCTTTCCAAAACCCTCAGGGGCTTTGAAAATACCCTCTTCTAGGGCACCGTCAAAAGCAACTCTCAATTGGTATAGAGAGACGCTAAGAAACCTTATCCCGTCGCGATTGAAGCGCTTGACGCAATAGCTCAAGTCCAAGCGCGACGAGAGGTCCAACGAAGGGTTTTGCTGCACGAACTGCGGTCTTAAAAGCCCCGCGAGCACTTCTAAGTAGAAGTGATTTGAAGGAGTCATTCGACTTTCCCTTTCTAGGACGACGCCGGTTAGCGTCGTCTATTTTGATTTGACATGGTCCATTGTCGCATACCTGATGCGGGTCGAACCCAGACATCACGCCTGGCCTTGTAACAGAGCCGAGCGCTTGGTTGCGTCCACTGCCAAAGAAGCTGTGGAAAGAAACAAATCGGAACCTATGCAAACTGCATTGTCCAAATCCGTTGTTCCAAACTCCCCATTAAGTGGATAAACCCATGAACCTTGGTAGGTCATGGTGTAAGGTACACCGGCTGCACTCAGTTGCGTATCAGCAACCTGTACAGTAGTCCGGCGAACGCGGTTAGCTCCCTGGCCAGTGATACTCTGCTTAATTGTGAGTACCCGTGGCGAATTGGGATCGCGTGACGCGTCAGTACGTTTCGTGGTTACTGCCCCCGTCTTGGGGTCGGTGACATTAGACACGAGGCTGAAAGAAACATCAGTCCCTGTACTGTCCTTCAAAGTTAATGGATCAGATAACATAGCACCTCGCGAGTTATAATACCTTGGTCAAAACCAAGGACAGAAATAGCTTCTGCTGTTGTTGTGTTAGCTGGGTGAAATCAAAAGCACCCAGGGTTTGAGGGAGACCAACTAAACGGATATACCGGTCGATATTAGTCCTAGTAACCAACTCATCGTTACCGATGACGTTCCCACTAGGTTTAGCCAACCGATGACACTCGATAGTACCCCGTTCGCGAACGGATGTGGTAATATCGAACACATCCCAAGTACCATAGAAAGGTTGTACCGCTGCTCTTTCGAGAAACGATCCAAACGGTCCTATCCAATCTACCAAAAAACTAAATGGAATTGCATTCCATGCGGCTTTAAGAGGATTGTTAATACCTAGGGTCGCGATTGTGGCTCTAAGATCTGCCCAAGCATCGTCCAAACCATCCAAGTTTTGGTAAAGTTTGGCTGTAACATTGAAGTCACATTGATACTTGATCAGCTTGAAGTAGCGTTTCCAGTCGTTGCTCTCGTAGAAAACCGAGTCAGCACCGAGTGCATCATTAATGTAACAATCAGGTTTTGTGAACCGAATTGTCACAACCTTCCCCCTGGATGCACGGAGAAAGGCCATACGCTTAGCAACCGTATCAGCAAGCTGAGTTAGCTTGATGAGGTCGCCAACGAATGGTGCCCACATAAAGTTGTAGGATAGAAACGTATCATTCACCGCTTTAGCTCCTTGGTGGAGCTTTTTCCCAGTACGTTTCCCTTTAAAAGGTGCCGTAATGACCTTCCCAGTACTCTTTCCATTTACGACCTTGTAGGCTCCAGACAAGCTCTTACCGAGCTCTTTGAAGTCTTTCAACTCATAAATGAAATTCAATAGAGATACTGAAGTTGGTACCTGAGTCTTTAGCTTGTTCCAAGCTTCAAGACAAAGGCCGGAAAAACGCGGAGTCTTAAAGAAGTCAATCATCAAATTACTGTACCCGAAATCGAGAGGATCTGTGTTTAAACCAGTTGGAGACTGGCCATCCCACGCATCCGGTGCGAATTCTTGTACAGAATCGTTATTAACCTTGTTAACGTAAACAAGGGAGGGGGCAATATAAGTTTTGTCAATCTTTAAGTGTTGACAAAAGCCCGGCCTCCGGTAACCCTTACCACTAACGATTGGATTGATTTGATCCACCATATAGTGATACGATGTCCACCTCTGGAAGGGGAGGACGTCGTGCTGGCTACCATTATAATAAGCGTAGTAAATCGCAGGGACTGTTTTAAAGTCAATGCGCCTACGTGAATCCGTAATGGTCATAAACCCTCCAGGAAAACGCGTCTGCGGGACCGTTAAGTAGCGGTTGCTACTGTTAAGTTCCACAAATCGTCTTACTGGATCAGGGGCGGATAAAATCAGAGTATGCATGGAACGGGCCTAAGAAAGTTCGACTTTATGTCAGGGCGTCACTCCTTTGGGAGAAGACGTCTATCATAAGTGGAACAAGATTAGGTGGGCCGTCCCATTGTCACGCTCGGATATCTACAAACCCTCCCATTAAATAAAACTCATCATGGAACGTTAGTCCCATATGGTTGGTTTAATAAGAGATAAATTAACACGTCACAACTACTATATGGAGCTCTCCGCTAGGAGAGCTCTAGTGCAGTAATTGTGGTCGGGTTAAGGTGAGTAGAAGAGGC